GGTGCCTGCTTCAGCTATGTATGGAGCAACTACTAATGGTGCAGATGCACAACAAGTAGAAACAACAGCAACAAGACCAGATTTAAAAGTTTTAGATTTTGACAAAGACACAGATGAGTTTGCTCAATTTTCAGTAGCATTTCCAAAATCTTGGAATGAAGGAACAGTAACTTATCAAGTGTATTGGTCACCTGGAAGCACTAATACTGGAGATTGTATTTTTGGATTGCAAGGAGTTGCATGTGCAGATAATGATACAATTGACGTGGCTTATGGAACTGCAGTAAATGTTACAGATGCAGGAATAGGAACAGTTGAAGATCAACAAATTTCTTCAGAAAGCGGTGCTGTCACTATAGCAGGATCTCCTGCAGCAGGTGAAATAACTTATTTTCAATTATTTAGAGATGCAAACGCTGGGGGAGATACTTTTACTGCTGATGCGAGAGTTATCGGAGTTAGAATATTCTTTACTACGGATGCTGCTAACGACGCATAAGGAAGTAGAATATGAGAGAATTAAAAAATAAACTTACTGTTGGTAAGAACACAAAAAATACTCAACAAAGAAAAGCTAAGTCATTTGGTTATCAAGTCTTAGGATTTGGAGCTGGCGGTGGTGGAGCTTCTTTTATTTGTGCTACAGGTGGTACAACTTCTACTGATGGAGATTATAAAATTCACACATTTACAAGTCCGGGAACTTTTTGTGTTTCTAAAGTTGCAACTTGTGCAGCAGAAAATGTAGTTTCATATTTGGTTGTCGCGGGAGGAGCAGGCGGAGGCCGTGGCGGCGGCGGCGGTGCGGGCGGATTTAGAGAATATAAAAATTCTTGTGACGGTTATACTGCAAGTCCATTAAACGGAAATCCAGGAGGAACTGCTGTTACAGTTTGTGCACAAGGTTATCCAATAACCGTAGGAGCTGGTGGTACAGCTGGTGTACCAAATAGTACTGTTGGACCTAACGGTGCTAATTCAGTTTTTTCAACAGTTACATCAGCCGGAGGCGGTGGAAGCGGATCTGGTCCATCTGCTAAGAATGGTGCTGATGGAGGATCTGGCGGCGGAGGCGGAGGTCCCGCAGGATCTGCAGGTAGTGGTAATACACCTCCTGTTAGTCCACCTCAAGGACAGAATGGATCAAATGGAACCCCATGTAATGGTTACGGGGGTGGCGGAGGAGCAACCAATTCTCCTCAAGCAGCTAACACTCAACCAGGACCAAGTTCTGCAGGAGGCTTTGGTGGTGATGGAGCAGCCACAGGAATTAATCCAAGCACATGTGTCGGAACAGATGGACCAACTCCAGGAAGATGGTTTGCTGGAGGAGGACAAGGTGCACCTGCAAATACACCAACTGCGAGAGGCGGACGTGGTGGCGGAGGATGGTGGGAACCTTTAGGTACACCAAGAGGTTCAGTAGATACTGACCATAGAAATGGTAAAACAAACAGTGGAGGCGGAGCCGGAGCTGAATATGCTGGTGGATCTGGAATTGTAATCATAAGGTATAAATCAGCGTAATGGCACATTTTGCAAAAATATCAGAAGAGAATGAAGTTTTAACTGTCTTAGTTTTAGACGATAGAGAACTATTAGACGGAGGAGTTGAAACTGAATCTGTTGGTCAAGGTTATTTAGAAAAACATAATAATTGGCCTGCACATTTATGGATTCAAACTTCTTACAACACATATGAAAATATACACAAGTTAGGTGGTATTCCTTTTAGAGGAAACTACGCAGGTATAGGATATACTTGGGATTCAGAAAATCAAATTTTTTGGAGACCACAACCTTTTTCTTCATGGGTAAAAGATATATCAAATGCAAGATGGACCTCACCAATAGGTGATGCACCCGCATTAACAGCCGAGCAACAATCACAAAACGATGCTTACACTCACAAATGGGAACATGCTTGGAATGAATCAAGCCAATCTTGGGACTTGACAGACGAATTTGCATAATTTATATTTATATATAATAAAAAAACATGCAGAAGAAAGTATTAACTGAACAAGCTTTATATTTTGGTGAAGTTAAAATGCCAAAACATTGGGAGATAGATAGAACTTATTTATCTAATCAAATTTTATATTCTAATCTAACCAATAATGAATTTTTATTTTCTCCAACTTGGGATAAACTAAACAGATATATTACAGAACACATTAATCTTAAATATAAAATAAATTTAATAAATAAAAAAACTTGGGGAAATATTTATAAACCTTTAGAAAAAAAAACATTTTTATTAAATGTTGATCCTACTGATTTAAAAAACTCTCCTGACTTTACATTGTTATATGGAGTTAATGTTGAAAATTGTAATATTGAAATTTTTTATGATGATAACAGAAGAAAAGGTAAGTCACACATAATACCTTTAAAAAATAATCATTTTGTCATGTTACCAGCTACAAACACATATACAGTTATAAATGATCAAAAAAATAATTTAAATTTTATACAAACAATATCCTATGAATTTATCTAATTATTATTGGTATTTTAAATCTGCCATACCACCTAAAGTGTGCGATGACATAATTAAATATGCTTTATCTAAACAAGAAACTAGAGCTAAAACTGGTGGCTTAGAAAATAAAAAATTAAATAAAGACGAAGCTAGAAATTTAAAAAGAAAAAGATTTTCAGATGTTGTTTGGTTAAGTGATGCTTGGCTATATAAAGAAATTTATCCATATATTTTTAGAGCTAATAAATATGCGGGTTGGAATTTTGATTATGAAGTATCAGAAGCTTTTCAATTTACAAAATATAAGTTAGGTCAACATTATGATTGGCACAATGATTCTTGGGCAAAACCCTACAATAAACCTAACAGTAATCAACATGGTAAAATTAGAAAAATATCTATGACCTTGCAGCTAACCGATGGTTCAGAATATGAAGGCGGTGAATTACAATTTGATTTTAGAAACTATGATCCCCATATGAGAGATACATCAAAACATGTAGTAACAGTAAAAGAAATTTTACCTAAAGGATCTATTGTTGTATTTCCCTCATTTGTATGGCATAGAGTACAACCAATAACGAAAGGAGTAAGATATTCATTAGTTCTATGGACACTTGGATATCCATATAAATAAAATGGAAAAAACAGATTATTTTAAAACGCCTATATGGGTTGAATATAAACCTGATTTTGTTAAAGATTTAAATAAGGCATCTAATAAATATATAAAAGAAGCTAGAAAAAGAGAAAAAGAATATATAAAAAAATTTGGTGATTTTGGAACAAGTTATCATTCTACACCACTTACAAGAGATAATAACTTTAAAGATTTAAGAAATTATATAGGTCAAAAAGCTTGGGAGTTTTTAGATTATCAAGGTTTTGATATGTCAAAATATATTAACATGTATACAGAATTTTGGGTTCAAGAATTTTCTAAAAATGGTGGTGGTCATCACAATGCACACATACATTGGAACCAACATGTATCTGGTTTTTATTTTTTAAAATGCAGCGAAAAAACTTCATATCCTATTTTTCACGAACCAAGAACAGGTGCAAGCGCAACTAAGTTAAAAATGAAACCTAATATGAGTATATGCCACGCAACAGAATTAGTTCATTTTTTACCAAAACCAGGAACTCTTGTAATATTCCCTGGTTACTTAGAACATGAATTTTCAGTAGATCATGGTAAAGACCCGTTTAGATTTATACATTTCAATATACAAACCATTCCTAAAGAAATGATAAAAGATGATTAAAGTTGTTGATAATTTTTTAGATAAAGAATATTTCAATGAGTTAAAAGAATTTATCTCTAGCGATAATTTTCCTTGGTATTACAATAATTGTATTACAGATAAAAATGATCCAAAAAATTATTATTATTTTACACATATGTTTTATAATAACAATGCAGAGAAAAGTAACTTTTACAATATGTGGAATAAATTTTTACAAAAAATAAATTGTAAAGCGATTTTAAGAATTAAAGGAAATATGTATATGAATATAGGTAAAAAAAGAAAACATGAAACTCATGTTGATTATGATTTTCCTCATAAAGGTTGTTTATTTTATATAAACGATAATAACGGAGAAACACATTTTGAGAATAAAAAAGTAAAACCAAAAGAAAATAGAGTTGTATTTTTTGACCCACATAAACCACATGCTAGTTCTCTTTGCACAGATCAAAAAAGAAGGGTAGTTATAAACTTTAATTATTTTTAATATGAGTTTTAAAAAAAATAAATACGCAGTTATTAAACAAGCTATATCAAAAGATTTAGCTACATTTGTTTATAATTATTTTTCTATGAAAAAACAAGTTCATGACACTTGTATGAAAGAAAGATATATTTCTCCTTTTGATCACTCGTTTGGATATTACGAGGATCCTTTAGAAGGACAAGTAATTAACACTTATGCTTGTTATTCCGATATAGCGATGGAAACATTGTTGTTAAAATGCCAACCCATAATGGAAAAAACAACAGGGTTAAAATTATATCCTGCATATACATATGCAAGAATATATAAAAAAGGCGATGAACTTAAAAGACACAAAGATAGATTTAGTTGTGAAATATCAACTACTATGAATTTAGGTGGAGATAAATGGGATATATATTTAGAACCATCGGGCAAAGAAGGAATGAAAGGTATTAAAATACAACTTAAACCAGGGGATATGTTAGTTTACAGCGGTCAGGATTTAGAACATTGGAGAGAAAAATTTAAAGGCAGTGAATGTGCACAAGTTTTTATGCATTATAATAATAGTGAGACACAGGGTGCTGCAGAAAACATGTTTGATAGACGTCCACACTTAGGACTGCCAAATTGGTTTTCAAAAAATTAATGTTTGACTATCTTGAATACAATATAGATACAGAAACAATAAATACAGTTTTAAAAAAAATAAAAGAAAATAAATTAAAAAAGTATCCTTTTGAAACCTGCACTAAAAATGGTTATCAAACTAATAATATAGTTAACCTGTTCTCACATGGTTTACTTAAAAAAATTGTTCCTATAAATGAATTACATAAAAAAATATTTCACATACACTATATTCAATATAGTAAAGGAGGATATCAAACAGAGCATTTACACAAACCAGATGATTATAGTTTTATATTATATTTAAATAATTCAGATGGAGATACGATTTTAAAAAATCCTGTAAATAAAAAATTTACTCCTAAAAAAGGTAAAGTAATTGTTTTTAGTGGTCAAATATTTCATTATGCTGAACCCTCTTATAAAGGAAAAAAAATTTTAGTAGGGGCAATTAAATGAATGTGTTAGCAATTCATACGACTCATGATGGATGTATGACTTATGTAAAAAATAATAAGATTATATTTCACACGCAGTTAGATAGATACAATCGATTTAAGCATACTACTTTTCCTGTTAAATCAGTATTTGAAATATTAGATAATATAAAAGTAGACAAAATTTTAATAACATCTTTAGGACTTAAAACATTACCTTCAACTCCATTATGGAAAGATATGTTAAAAGATAGTAAATTAAAAAATGTAAAAATAATATTTTATGATGATTATTATCATCATTTATTTCATGCATATTGTGGTTTAACTTGGAATAAAAAACTTAAAAATATTTTAGTTTGTGATGGCTCTGGTGCTAAATATGGAGATAATTTAGAACGAGAAAGTTTATATTTTTATAATAAAAAATTAGAACATGTATCTACTGAATCTAACGGAATTGGTATTCGTTATGAGTTGTTTACAAAAAAACATTTTACTCATGAACTAGATTGTGGAAAAACAATGGCTTGGAGTTTATATGATGAAAGACCTGCTAAGATACAAAAAAACTTTGAAAATGAAATGACAAAACTTATGGATCAATGGGGTCTTAGAAAAGATATACACTTTACAGGAGGTTGTGCACAAAATGTTTTGTACAACTCTAAAATATTAAATAGAACAAAAAATTTATTTTGTGATCCTTTTAATGGTGATTTTGGAATAAGTTTAGGTGCAGCTAATTTTTATTTAGGAGGAAAAATTAAAAATGATAATATATACTTAGGTATCCCTCAAAAATTAAATACAAACATTTTTTTAAAACATAAGATTTATAATGTAACTCCAGATGAAGTTGCTGAAATTTTACTAGAAGAACCAGTTGCAATTTTTCAATCTAGAAGTGAACAAGGTCAAAGAGGACTAGGGAATAGATCTTTGTTGATGAATCCAATACATAAGAAAGCACACGAAAAAATAAATGCAATTAAAAAAAGAGAATGGTTTAGACCTTTTGCATGTTCAATATTAAAAGAAAAAGCTAAAAAATGGTTTGAAATGCCGATCGAAGAATCTCCACATATGATGTATGTATTTAAAATAAAAAAAAAAGGTGTATTGCAAACAGGTCTATCTAAAAATAACGACTCTAGAATACAGACTGTAAGTAAAAAAAATAATTTACATTACTATAATTTAATAAAAGCATTTGATAAAATAACAAAAATTCCTATTGTAATTAACACAAGTTTAAATCTACCAGGAGAAGTTTTAGTTGAGACTATGCAAGACTTAAAAGATTTATTTGATAAGAGTCTATTGAATTATATTTATCTACCTGAAATTGGTAAGATGATTAAGAAAAATAGTTAAAAGCACTATCTTTACTTTCTTTTTTAGAATAGTATATAATGCTACCAAAATAATAAAAAGTATATATAGTGAAATATTATGCTACAAAAAATAGGATTCCAACCAGGTATTAATAAACAAATTACACCCACAGGAGCTGAAGGCCAATGGGTTGATTGTGATAATGTTAGATTTAGATATGGTACACCAGAAAAAATAGGGGGCTGGAATCAATTAGGGAGCGTAAATCAAAATGAGCTTACAGGAGCAGGTAGAGGACTTCATCATTTTGTAAGTTCAACTTCTATTAAATTTTCTATTATAGGAACAAACAGAATTTTATATGCTTTTTCTGGAGGTATTTTTTACGACATACATCCAATTCAAACTACAACTACCTTAACTAATGCTTTCAGTACAACTAACGGATCTCCAACTGTTACAATAACTTTTTCTAGCGCCCATAATATGGTCCCTGGAGATATTATGTTAATGGATAATTTTACATCAATTACTAATTCAAACTATAGTGCTTCTGATTTTGACGATAAAAAATTTATGGTGATTACAACACCTACAAACACAACTCTTACTATTACAATGCCATCGAATGAATCTGGATCTGGTGCGACTACATCAGGTGGTATTAGAATACAAAAATATTATACTGTGGGACCAGCTGTTCAAGCACAAGGATTTGGTTGGGGTTTAGGTTCTTGGGGTGGAGAAGATGCTTCTGCTATTACAACAACTTTAAATGGTGCTCTGTTAAATGATACTGCTGGAACGGGTGGATCAGGAACATCTATTACATTAACAAGCACCGCAAACTTTCCAGATTCAGGAACTAATTTTATTTTAGTTGGCACAGAAGAAATATCGTACACAGGTGTATCAGGAAATAATTTAACTGGTATTACAAGAGGAGTTAGAGGTACATCAAAAGCAGCACATAGCGATGGAGCAACTGTAACTAATTCTAGTGAGTATGTTGCATGGGGAGAAGCTGCATCAGGTGACTTAGTATTAGAACCTGGTATGTGGTCATTAGATAATTTTGGAGATAAAGCAATTTGTTTAATTCATGATGGCCCTTGTTTTGAATGGGATTCATCTTTATCAAATGCAACAGCTACTAGAGCAACTCTTATATCTGGTGCACCAACAGCATCAAGACATATGTTAGTATCTACACCGGATAGACACTTAGTATTCTTTGGAACCGAAACAACTATTGGAGATACATCAACACAAGATGATATGTTTATTAGATTCTCGGACCAAGAAGATATAAATACGTATACACCTACAGCAACCAATACAGCTGGTACACAAAGACTGGCCGACGGATCACAGATCAGAGGAGCGATTAGAGGTAGAGATGCAATTTATGTTTGGACCGACACAGCATTATTTACTCAACGTTTTGTTGGTCAACCGTTTACATTTGCATTTGCACAAGTAGGAACTAACTGCGGACTTGCAGGACAAAACGCATGTGTTGAAGTTGATGGTGCTGCATACTGGATGTCAGAAAATGGTTTCTTTAGATATGCTGGTAGACTAGAGTCATTACCATGTTTAGTAGAAGACTTTGTATATGATAGTATAAATTTAAGTTCAGGTAATCAAATGATAT